TCATCACGAAGGCGCAGGAACGATTCCCGTATCGCCCGCATGGCGAGCAGGCCGTCTGTCAGGCACTGGTCGATCTCTATAACTGGAGGCGGCGGAACCATCGCATCTGAGGCACCGCATATACGGCGCGCCAGCAGCGCGGCGAGGGGGAGGAATGCCTAACGAGTCGTGGAATCCGTTACTCAAGAGCTACCCATTCAGCGAGAGAGTGAACGCAGTCTCCGTCGGCGCCGAGGTTCTGTTCGTCCGACTGATCGCTCAGGCAGATGACTATGGGAACTACTACGGCTCGCCGCGGATGCTGCTTGCCAGCCTTTTCCCTCATCGTTGGGCGAAGAAGGAGGTGACCGAGACGGACGTGGGCCGTTGGCGGGCCGAACTCGTAGCGAACGCGGTCGGGCCACTCGCCGCGCTCTACTCCGTCAACGGGTCTGAGTACCTTCACCTCATCAGTCCGAGGCGGCGGTTGCGCGGCGATGTGAAGCCCGATGAGAGGTTCCCGCGAGAGCCCGGGAATATAGAAGAGAAGGCACTTTCCGAACACGTAACGAACGCGGGCCGCGCGCGGGACGAGAACGTACCGCTAGACCCAGACCAAGACCCAGACCAAGACCCAGAAGAGAAGGAGTCCCCCACCGACCGAGTCATCAGGCGGCTGAACGAACTGCGCGAGGCCAACTGGACCTGGGCGAGCTTCCGCCCGTTGTCGGCCACGCACGCGAAGAACGTCGAGCATATCAACGGCCGGTTGTCGGACGGCTTCACCGAAGCGCAGTTGGTTCTCGTCCTCGAGTATCTCGCGGCCAAGGACCGCGGCGATGAGAAGTCGCGCCAGTTCTTCGACTGCGTGACGCCGTTTCGGACGTCGAACTTCGAGCGGTACCTGGCGATGGCCGAGGACTGGGATGCGCGTGGCCGGCCGGACCCGCGGCGCAACGGCGAGCGGCCGTCGATTCAGAAGCGGCCGGGGACGAGCCGCGGGCATGATTACTACCTAAGGCCAAACGCAACCAGAATAGCGGCTGGTAGTACCAAGCGCGAAGGAGGCGAGGATGTCTGAGCTGGCGAAGGAGATCGGAAAGATCTAAAGGAGGCAAAGAGTGGAGACATATGTAGTTGACAAGTCACAGGTAGAAAACGGGCAGTACGTCGGGAGGGCCGACCTCTCCCAGATTGTCGGGCATCTTCGATTCGAGGCGAACCTTGGGTCCGTCTACGTCGAAGGCAGCATTGCAGCTACTGGGATGATTGTCGCCAAGACCGGCTCGGGCATCAAGGCCGACGGGTCCATCGAGGCCGGCTGGCTCATCAAGGCCGGCGGGTACATCAAGGCCGGCGGGTACATCGAGGCCGGCTGGTTCATCAAGGCCGGCTGGTTCATCAAGGCCGGCTGGTCCATCAAGGCCGGCGGGTACATCAAGGCCGGCGGGTACATCGAGGCCGGCTGGTTCATCAAGGCCGGCTGGTTCATCAAGGCCGGCTGGTCCATCAAGGCCGGCTGGTACATCAAGGCCGGCTGGTACATCGAGGCCGGCGAGTTCATCAAGGCCGGCCGGTACATCAAGGCCGGTTTCGGCATTCATGCGGGATTGTCGATCACCTGCAAGGAGGGGCTTGCATTCGGGGGCCGATTGTTCGCGGGTTTGGCTCCGTGGAAGCTGGAGCTGGATGAAGGAGACGACGAAATCCGTTGTGGGTCTCATGATTCTGGCGAAATCGTTCACGGGAAGCTCGTTGTGACTGGATTCACAGGCGAGCCGAAATCCACCGCGACAATCCGTCTTGCGAACGGGCAAGTGCTGACGGGCGAACTTGTTGAGAGGGCCGATGGCGATGTCTGAGCTGGCGAGGGAAATCGCCGAAATCCGGTCTGGCGAGCGGGAAGGACCTGTTAGTAAGAAGGCCCTGTATGCCTACATCAACGCGACGCCGAAGGTGCTGTCGTTACTCTACGACATCGGCCACATGCCGGAGCAGCTTGAGGAGGGTTCCGTCGAGTGGTGCTACATGGAGCGGATCGTCTGCTGGATCTGCACCGAAGACATGAGGCTTGCGGCCCGCGATGCAGAGGTGCGGGGACTAATCCGCAGCATTGCGCTGCAGCCGCTAGGCGAACTTGTCTGGCGGCAGACGGCAGAGGGGTCAATCGCCCTTGCAAAGCAAGCCCTTGACCTACTCGAAGGAGGCGAGGATGTCTGAGCTGGCGAGGGAGATTGCGGAGGCGCTACACGCGCACGGATACCTAGCGGATCGAGCGGCGTACAGCGAGCGCGATGCTGTGGAAGAGATCATCGCTGTCAAGCTCGCTGCGCTTGAGCGCCGGATCGCGGAGCTGGAGGCAATCAAGGATCTCGCATGGGAGCATGTGACGTGCGAGAACGAAGGAGTCCATATAGCAGTGAAGCTAGCCCAGCGCGAGGCCGAGGAGCGGATGAGGCAGCGGTGTATCGCTATCCTACGTGTCGCGCCGGACGGCGAGATGCCCGTGCATTCAAGACTTGGCGCAGCTGAGGCAATAGCACTGATCCGCACCCTGCCCTCGGAGGGCGAATGAAGACCAAGCGCGGCGTGAGCGATGAGGCGCGGGCGAAAGTGAAGGCGCGCGCGCGCGGCTACTGCCAGCTCTTCCACGAGATCCCGGTGCTGGGGAACCAGATCGTCCATCCGACGGGGAAGGGCCATCCGGGCCATCAAGGCATCGGCGGTGCGGCAAGCGACGCAGAGTGCAATGACCCCCGGTATCTCCTCTGGGGCTGCCAAGCGTGCCAGGATCTAACGCATAGCGAGTATACGATGGCGCGGATTGACCTGGATGCTGGCGTCCTCGAGTTTGTTGACTACGAACAGCGCAAGGTGCCACACGAACGGATCTTCTTCCACAATCAGCAACGGTGGTGGGATGCGTTTGCGAAGTATCCGCGGCTATCGGAGGCGATCCGCACGTTCAACGAGGCGGGCCTTCGTGTGGCCGAGCTACTGGCCTGGTTCGCGCCGGGAGAGGGCAAGCCGCCCCTGCAGTACGTGTGCGAGGAGCTGCGCCAGAACAGCGATGGCAGCGAGATGGAAGCACTGACGCCGCTGCAGGACTTCCAGCGGCTCTACTCCTATCTCGGCATGACCAAGCCGCGCGGCAATAAGCTACGCAAGGTTGGCCAGTGGGTCGTGGAAGAGAAGCTAGGCGGCGTCGTGCGCGGCGTGGATCTCGATGCGCTGGACGCGCTGCGGTCCCTGCCGGCGGAAGCGCAGGCGGAGCTACTTGGCCTGTGGGAGAAGCCAGCCGATTTCTGGGATGGCGTGGATAAGGCGCGCTCGAAGAAGCGCAGGCGTGCGTTCGTCGTGGAGGAACTGGACGGTAGCCTGCGATCGGTGAAGTCGGTCGAGCGGCCGGAGCTACTTGAGGGCGAGGCGCTGATGCGCGGCTCGGTTGTCATCGGCGCGGGGCGGGTGAAGGAAGAGGACTAGATGCTGCTTCAGTAACCAAGGAGGGGGAAATGCACCGCGACCGAGAGCGAGAGCAGGCATGGGGAGATGCTGTCTACGAGGCATGGAGACGCGGCGGCAACCCTGATGCCGTCAGCATGGACCGGATTGAGGACAACTACTACAACCGAGCGATGCCTTGGCACGATGCAGCTCAAGCAGAAGCGTCCCGTGTAGTGAACGCCTCACTCCAACGTCGCCGCGAGCGCGAAGAGGAGCGAGCGCGAGAGGAAAGAGAGCAGTACGAGCACTATCAGGAATGGATAGCGGCGGAAGAGGAGACCGAAGACTGATCCAGCCACGAAAGGAGACAACCAATGCGCGGCGATGGCTCGGGGGGTAGGAGGAATGGAAGATGACATGGTGGATCTGGTTGATTGCGGCGGCATATCTGGTAATAGGTATTCGGTGTGCGCTTCTAGATGCCTACGTGATGCGGGAGGTTGATGGGCGCGTGGTCCCGTTGGGTTCCCTCTTCTTAGACATCGTGCTGTGGCCGCTTGTATTCCGCGACCCATATGGGCGGGGAGACGGACCATGGGCTACTGTGCTGGTAGTCTTGGGGCTAGACAGAAGGCAGCAACAGGCAATCCGCGGGAAGTGTGGTAGTTGCCGCCATTGGCAGTGGCATGAAGGGGACAGCGCATGGGGGAACTGTGAGCTAGCGTGGGTCAATGATTCTGGGCAACCAGACTTCAACGATCTGCCGTTTCTGCTGAGGGTCAATGATGAGTGCGAGTTCGGGGCGGGCGACAGCAAGGTGCTGTTCATTGGGATGGAATCACGGGCTGACTTTGGGTGTGTCTTGTGGGAACCGCAAAGCCGGCAGAAGGAGGATGGTAGGCGTGCAAAACGATGAGGAGCTCTACAGGTACAAGGCGGAGGTCTTGCTCGTTGTGGACGGCGACACGGTCGCGGCGTGCCATGCGGTGAGGTACGAGGTCTAGGAGGAGACATGTTTGCATCCCGGGTCGGGCCATTGATAGCGGCGCTCGTGCTGGGCGGGCTCATCGGCTTTCTGGCGGTCGCGTTCTCAGGCGGCGTCCTGCCGTCGAAGCCGGCGGGGCCGGTCCCGCAGGTAGTCGAGCTTTCGGACGAGACCGTCGCGGCGCTCGAGGACATGCTTGAGGAGCTGCGGTAGGCCCTTGGCGAACTTGAGGGGGCGTGGTATACTGTGGGCAACGTGAGTGAGAAGCAGGCAGCGCAGTTCAATGCGGCGGTTGCCACCGTCGCGGAAGTGGTCGGCCTCCCGGCAGAGGTGATTAGCCTTTACTTGAGGCCGCTGTTCGGTTGCGACGTAGGCGCGGCGGTCGATCTCGTGTACGCAGTCCATCGTGACGAAACGATTCGCGTCGAAGTGTGGTTTGATGACGGCGCGCTTGCGGGGATGAAGCTGGCGGGGATCCAAGGCGAGCGTGTGACGCGGCTGATGGATCTAGCCGAAGTCGTGCGCGAGGCACGCGAGTATCGGCGGCAGGTGGTGGCGGCGAGATGATGAGCGATGAAGAGCTGCGGATCGAGGCGGCGGAGTTGGCGCGGAAGGATAGTGCGGAAGAAGACGAGCTTGCAGCTAAGATTGCCGAGATATCTGCCGGGCTCGAAGGCGCGGTAACCGTGGTGCGATGGGATCCTGTCCACGACATCGCGGCAGCGCTAGAACTCTCCAAGGCAATTCCGGCGGATCGAATTGATGCGTTTTCCGAGTTCTATGCGGAGCTTATTGAGATTCCAACGGAATGTCCGACAGCGTGGTGGTTCTTTGCATCTTTGTCTCCCCGCGCCATCACCCGCGCCTTCATCTTGGCAATGACGGCTGAGGAGGCAACAGCGAAGTAGACCTGCAGCGGTAGCGCCAGAGGGGCATCGTCGGAACGGACTCCCTCACCCGAAAGGGTGGGGGTTTTGCTTTTGGAGGTGCAAATGGAGCTCACAGGATTCGACCGAAGCAAGGTGATCGCAGAGGCGCGGAAGCTCTTCGCGCCGATTGAGAAGTCGCTAGGGCCTAGCGACTACCTCGACTACGACGCGGCGATGATCGGCAGTGTCAGGCTAGCAGGGACGACGGAGGGCGTGCTGACGGTGCCGCTGGCGGAGAGATCGCTGTCGATTCGGCGGCTCTTGGCAATCGAAGCGCACGATGAGTGGCTGTGGGACATTCCGCTCTATGCGTTCTACGCGATCCCGCCCAACGAGTGCTTCCGCGGCCTAGAGGCAGCGACGCCGTATCTGACGATCATCACGGGCTGGAGTAGCGGCTACATGGAGGACGCGGCCGGCGCATACGTGCGTGACGTCGAGGTCGAAGTCCAGCGGCCGATCACCGAGCCGAACTACCTGTACCTGTCGGGCAATCAGGTCGTGCATCTGTTCTGCTGCAAGGTCTCGCAGAACCAGCAGTAGCGGAAGCCCGGGCGGCCGCTCTCCGGGTCGGCCGCCCGGGTGCAGGGGGAGAGGTGACACATGCGGAGAAGCGCCCAGTCTGCGGGGGGAGTGGGAAGGTACTTGATAGCGATCAAAGGGGTGTGAGATGGACAAGAGTCAGATGCTCAACGTGGTGCATGTCCTTGATGCACTTGTTTGCGAGGACACGGGAATGACTGAGCGACAGGCAGGTGCGTTAGCCTCTTTGCGGGCGGAGTTCCTGCCTACTTACTGCTGTAGTCGTATGGAGCGGGCTGTATGTGAGGCGAATGTGGTGCGCGGTGTTAGCCCATTCAGCGGGTCAATCCTGTGGGAGATGGGCGGGGTGATGATCGAGAAGTGCCCATTCTGCGGGGCGGATCTTTGATGATAGGCGAAGAGGGCAAGGGGTGAGCGAATGGGATTCATCATTGGCCTACTAATCGGCGTGTTTGTTGGCGTAGTAGGCGTCTTGGTCCTGATGGCCCTGAGCGTGCTGGGCGTGGTGGGGTGAGCGGCATGGATCCCCGAGTCGAAGCGCGGCTAAGAGTGATCCAGTGGCACGCCCAGCATAGCGGTCGGGCCTTGTGTCAGCAGGTAGTGAAGACGCTCCTTGGCGAGATCTTCGAGATTCTGGGGGAAGTGGAATTGTGACGGCGCCCCAGGCGAGCATTCTCAACGAGCGCAGGGCGCGGACCCGGCGTGAGAATGTCCGGCGTTCCCGTGCGATGCGCTACTGCGAGAGCTGTGAAGCGCCGCTGGGGATCTTCTCATACAAGTGGTACTTGCACCGCTTTGTGCGAGGTGCGGCGAAGTGTCCAGTCTGCGGAAAGCCCGCGAGGCAGCCGGTTGCCCAGACGCGGGAAGCGGATAGCTCAGGGTGGGTGACTGCTGAGGTTGTGTCGCTCAAGACTGGGTACAAGCCGGCGACGGTTCGGCGTCTTGGCCGGGAGGGCCACATTCGCAGAGAGGCGGCTGGCCGAGGGTGGCTCTATCGCCAGGAGGATGTAGAGCGGGTGATGAGGGAACGACAGTAGGGGGTGAACGTGGGCGGTGGATGGAAGTGGAGGCTAGGCGTTCTGATCGTGGCGGCTGCGCTTGGCTACGCAATAGGGATCGGTAGCGCGGCGCTGAACGTTGGCGCTCCGAGGAAAGCGGATTCGGCCTCGGGCCGGGATGAGTCTGTCGTTCGGATCGAACTATCTCGTGACGGGCTGAGGCAGCTTCAGGGCGTCCTTGATCGGGTGGCGCGGCGGGTCCAGGGCGAGGGCGGGACTATCTGGTGAGCGGGGGCGAAGTCCAGTGACTGACAAGCATCCAGGCGGGCGACTGAGGCGATGAGTGAACCCAAGACGAGTAAACGACGGCTAGAGGCTGTAGAGAAGCAGCGACGTGCATTGGAGATGCGCAAGCGCGGCACTAGCTTCGATGTGATTGCCAGTGAGCTTGGCTACTCCAGCAGGAGTGGCGCATACAAGGCCGTCATGTCTGCGATTGAGAAGATGTTGCGCGAACCCGCCGAGGAAGTGAGAACGCTTGAACTTGAGCGGCTAGATGAATTGCTCGCCGGGCTATGGATGAAGGCAGTCAAGGGCGATGCCGCCGCGCTGGACCGGGTACTGCGAATCATGGAGCGGCGGTCGAAGTACCTGGGGCTTGATGCGCCGAAAGAGTCAAACGTGAATCTCGGCGGCGAGGTGAAGGTCACGGGTGTGCCGCGGCCGCTGAGTCGCGAAGAGGCTGAGGTGATGGCGAAGATGAGTGGGGATGTCCTTGACGGCGGCGACGAAGAGTGACGTTCGCGAGCGACAGCTTCGGTATGCGCCGCTGAACCCGTATTGGTGGCAGGTTGCGCATCGGGTCATGCCGACGGGGAAGCGGTATGAAATCATGGACTCGCGGCGTCATTTCTACATGCCCTATCTGTACGAGCCGCTCTGTGAGTGGAGCAAGGATGCGCCGAGGGGCTATCGCCAGGTCTGGTCGAAGTGCGGACAGGTCGGCTGCACGGAGGCGGGAATCGGGCTCGGCCTTTGGTTCCTTGACGAGTGCGATGAAGGCGTGATGTACGGCTTGCCGACGGAGGACGCGATCAAGTCATTCGTTCAGGCGCGGGTAGATCCGAGCGTGCGCAAGTCACCCTACATCGAGGCCGCGTTTCGTGATACGGACAACACGGACGTCAAGCTGGCGTGGGGGCAGGCGTGGTACTTCCGTGGCGCGGTTTCGAGGTCGAAGCTGCGTGAGATCCCGGTCGGCCTGTTGGTTCGTGACGAGTACGGGGAGATGCCGGAGGAAGGTCGGGAGCTGATGCCCGCGCGGCTTGGGGCGTCGCGGTTCAAGTGGGTGCTAGACCTGGGCAACCCGCGCTATCCCGAGAGCGGGATTGACCTTGAGTACAAGCGCGGGGATCAGAGCGTCTGGAAGGTGAAGTGTGAGGCGTGCGGCGCGGAAGAAGAGCCGTGTTGGCCGGAGAGCGTGAAATGGAGCAGTCAGGCCTCCTCGGGTGCAGGGCAAGACGGGGGCGATCGGGCCGAAGGTGTCTACGCCCTCGTCTGCCCGCACTGTGGTGAGCGGGTTGAGCGATTCAATGGGCGATGGGTGCCGACGAACCCAGGGGCACCATACCGCTCGTTCCGCATGTCCCAGCTCATTTCCCCGGCAGTAGAGCCGTGGGAGATCGCGGCGGCATGGGGAGCGGCCCAGGGGAACACGACGCGGCTACAGGAGTTCTACAACTCGGTGCTTGGCCTGCCCTATGCGCCAGAGGGCGCTCGGCTGACTGACGAGGTGCTGAACGCACTGCCACGCGGCCCCGAGATGGTGATGGGGTGGAAGAAGCCGACGTGCATGGGCGTTGACGTTGGCGCTGAGAACCACGTCGAGATCCGGAAGATGGGCGGCGGGATTTTGTGGGCGGGGACACTCGACTGGACGGAGATGAGTCGGGCCATGGTGAACTACAACGTCGCCCAGTGCGGGATCGACATCGCGCCGGAGACGACGAAGGCGAAGGAGTTCGCGAGGGACCACTCGGGCAAGGTAACGCTCATTCGGTACAACCCGAGCCCTACAGCGACGGGGCAGTCTGTGAAGGAGGAGGACGGCGTATCGGTGCTGACCGTAGCACGTACCGAGGTGATCGACACGGCGTTCGCGCGGATCTTGAATGGCGAAGAAGAGGTGCCGGTCAACGCGCCGGCGGATTGGTTCGCGCACATGAAAGCACAGACGCGAATCGTGGTGAGAGACGGAAGGCGCGAGTACGCGAAGTGGGACGACCAGGGCAAGCCGGATCACTACGCCCACGCGTTCGTCTACTCGGAGCTCGTGCGAGATGAGGCGACAGCGTGGGAGCGGGCGGGGGTGTTCGTGTGATGGCGATTGGTGAAGGAGGACTGATGGAAATCCGTGAACGCGCAGAGCGGGCGATGAAAGGCGTGCGGATCGAGGGCCAGGTGAACGCCGACCGGCTCCGGCTCCAGATCGAGGTGGAGCTGCTGAAGATGGCGCGCGATGCAGACCAAGCGGCGATGGATCGCATCATCGGGGCGTACATGGGGGAAGGAGTGTGAGATGGAAGTGAAGCTAGGCAAAGACGCAAGGGACAGGTTCACGGGATTCAAGGGGCTAGTCACGGGCGAGGTACATTATCTCACTGGATGTACGCAATTCCTTATCCAGCCGAGGAAGCTCGATGATAAAGGCAAGCCCGCGGGGTCTGAATGGTTTGACGTGGATCGGCTTGAGTCGATCGAAAGGGAGCCCGTGCGTGCGGGGAGCCCCGGCGGCCCTGGCCGAGTAGCGCCGAAGAGGTAACTGATGGCGGGTGGGGGATCGAGCATGTTTAAGGGCAGCGTGAGGAAGCACCAGCAGGAAACAGACAAGCGCCTTGCGAAGATCGAGACGCGCCTGAAGCAACTAGAGTGCCCGCATGAGCACAAGGAGTTCAGAGAGGGCGAATGGATCTTCTGGTTCTATGAAGTCTGCAAGGACTGCGGGAAGGTCATCCAGGTATTCGATTCCGAGGCGGAGTTCCTGCGGGCCAAACTGGACCGCGTGAGGGAAGAGAACGACGGCCTGGTCGCGGCGATTGAGGAAGAGCTAGCGGGGTTGGAAGAAGGGCAGTGAACGGCTATCTCCGCGACGTTCTCGGCGAACCGATCGAGACGTTGCGCGGACTAGGACAAGGGAAGGTGGTAGCGATGAGGGCGGTACTAGAGCAGCATGAGGGCGGGTTGGCGTTGGTCTGTGAGGCGGCACGGAAGAACGTGGCGAAGCGAGTGGAACAGCTTCAAATGCTCGGCTTCCACGTCGAGGTGCTGGACGAGAGGCGGTTCGTAGTGAAGCCCGCCGAGCTTCTTGAGGCGGACAAGGTAATGGGCGTTGACTGGACCGCGACGCCAATTGTCACGATTCGATCGGCGGTTGAGGAAGGGGTGGTGTCCATCGCGGAAGTACGCGAGGCAGAGCTGGCAAGCGGGTCGCCGCGCAAGACGTTGCTCGAATGGCTGGAGGCGCAGGAGGATGTCGATTCTTAGAGCCTACCTGTGGTTCCTGCTGGTAGTCGGCGCGTTCTGGCAAGCTGTCTCGGTATGGACGTTCATCAGCAGCGCGGCGAAGTCGGGCTATCTGCGCGGGGAGTCGCCGAGCCAGAAGCATCCGCTAGAGCGGACGTTGGTCGGGCAGGCGATGTACTTCACGGCGTGGGGTACGTTGGCCGAGATTGGGCTAGCACTGTTGTACGTGGTCATGGCGGCGGCGAGTCTGGCGCCGGGGATAGGGGGGTGATTGGTTGTGCCGTGGGAAGCGTGGATAGGCATTGGAGGATATGTTGTAATCGGCTGTGCCTTCGCATCGGCGATCGGGGCGCATGACCTGTTTGATGTACTGGGAGCGCTGTTGTGGCTGCTTTCGCTGGTTGCGCTGGGATGCCGAGGCGCTGTTGAGCGGATTTGGGGACGATGATGGCGCGATCGCTTGACGCAGAGGCGACGAAAGAAGTCCTCGCCGGCTATCTTGAGGCGATCAAGTTCGGCGGCGACCGCAACTGGCAGCCGTTTGCTGTCGGCGACGGCCTGAGTGTGCCGCAGTTCGACCGCTGGCGCGACATGCACGCGGCGAAGGTGCCGGGCTGGGACGCTGATGAGAAGCGTGCAGTCGACGTGGCTCTCTATCTGTTGCCGCGTGGCGGCTTCGGCCGCATGTGGCAAGAGGGCAGCTTCGAGGTGGTGAAGGTTGGCGAGGAGTGGCGCGTCGTCGCGGGCTCGTGGGCGGCGCGGAAGGTGGAGAGCCGGTATGGATAGGAAAGCAGTCACGGACGAGGAGCGGAACGCCAAGGCAGCCGAGCTGGCGGGATGGAATCCGCCAGAGTCTAATGAGCCTATCCCAACTGGGTTGATTTACCACATGCCTGTCGGTGAGCCTGCGTACTATGAGAAGGAAATCGCGGGGGAGACCAAGCGATTCGAGGCGCATGAGGTTCACCGTGCGTACTACTGGCACACGGACGATGGGCGCGCGGCTTCCAAGCTGCCCGACTTCTGCCATGACATCGCGGCGGCGTGGGAACTAGTCGGGGACAGACAGCGGCTTTGGCTATCGCTATCTGCCCCTGCCGGGAATGCAACTGATGCCCGCAATATCCCGCCCGTCAAGGCGTCTGTGATTGAAGTTGACGATGACGGGCGCGCAGTGGGCAGCGGCGAAGCCGAAGACATGCTTGCTCCCCGCGCCATCACCCGCGCCTTCATCCTGGCTATGGGCGGCGAAAAGGATCCGATGTAGAATAGGGAGACATGCAGCGGTCAGGCCAGCTACTCGAACAAATCCGAGCTGAGATTGAGGGCGCTGAGGCCGAAGAGGGTCTCTCGCTCAAGACGGAGATGGACTGGCGGGAAGGCCAGCTCCTGAACGTATGGTGCCGCGTCCCCTTGGTGTATCGTGGGAGGCGGTGCTTTCACATTGTGAGGAGTACGGAGAACGAGCAGGGGGGGGACTGATGGTATGGATCGAGACGCAATGGGGGGATCTCTATTGCATCGCCGGCATCAGGCAGCCGTCTGAGCAGGAGCGGTGTGTACTGGGCATGAAGAAAGAGCGCAGTAGGATAGAAAAGACGGGGATCTGGGAGATTGCGGGCATGGTTTCTCCGGATGGCGGCGGGTGGATTCTCGGGCGGTATGGAAGCGAAGCCCGAGCGCGGGAAGCGTTCCGCGTGCTGAAGGAAGCGATTATACAACAGAAGGGCATCATTCGAGCGCCTTAGTTGGAGGCGGTCAGGCATGAAGAGGATCTGCTGTCGCGAGCTTTGGGATGCACTGATCCGGCATGAGGGCGGGTTGGAATGGACGCCGGTATCGGAAGGCGACGCAGCGGGGCCGGTCGTTGTTGGGCGGATGGTTCGGCATTCGGCCTTCTGTTCGCTTCACTGGTGTCCGTACTGCGGGGAGGCGATCTGAGGCAACTGCACGAATCATGAATCGGAGGCGGTCAGGCATGAAGAGACGATTAGCGGGGTTGGGGGCGGTACTCTTGCTCGCCGCCCTCTCCGGGTGTTTCCAGCCAGTCCTATTGGAGCCAGTCTTGCAGGTCATCAGCGCCGAGGGGGCGCTGTACTTGCCGATGGTCAACGGGACGCCGTTGTACTACGACGCGAACGTCCAGCCAGGCGATCTCATTCGGCTCAGTTGGGCGACGGGGCGCGACCAGTACGGCAACAGGGTCGGCCTGAGCGACGATACGCGGTGGACGATCCGCGAAGTGCGTATCCAGTGCACGGCGAAGACGGAAGAGGACACGGTATTCTGGCCGGCGAATCTGGGGCCGAACGAGTGCGTGTGGTTCCCGGGGTGGACGGCGCCGACCGAGATCTTCTCCGGGTTGCCGCTACCGCCCTATCCGCTCGTTGGCTACCCGTGGGACTCGTGTGGCGACCATACCGTACCCGACATGCCGGCGCAGACGGCGACGATCGAGGTCGCGGCTGAGGCTGAGTGGATCGAGGTCGAGCTGGCGCTGCCAGACGGCGGCGATTACGAGGTGCTGTGGCCGGGCGAGATGGTGCCGGTGCAGGTGTCGGGCGGCTTCGCGCGGCGGCGGCTGTCCGAGCCAGGCGACATCGTTGTGACGCAGGGCGCGAGTCAGTGGATCGAGGTCGTGCCGCTGGAATCGTTCTGGATCGATGGCGCCTTCGACGTGAATGTGGGGCCGACGGGGGTGTGCTGATGACACCCGACGAAGTGATGGCGCTGACGGATAAGGAGCTGTTAGTCAAGGCTTATGAACTGGATTCAGGGCTTCGTGTTTTGAGGCATGAAATTCATGATAGGATGCAATGCGTGAAGACAGCAGGCGGGTCTGGAACAACTTGGATCATCATCCCCGACTACCCGCACGACATCGCGGCGGCGTGGGAGTTGTGGGAGAAGCTGCCAAAGCGCCGGATGCTTTACGACCTTGATGGGAAGACGTATTGCACGGTCGGTGGGTATTCTGAAGGTGGATGCTTATGCGAGGGAGAAGCCGATGAAGGCGAAGAGGCCAAAGCCATCACCCGCGCCTTCATCCTGGCGAGGGCTCACTGACATGCTCTGGCTAGTGCTTGGCATCGTAGTCGCATGTGTGGTGATCGTCATTCTGCTGGGCCGTGGCGTGATGCGGTTCTGGCGCAGGTGGTGGAATCGATAGGGGGACGACATGAGACATAGACCATGGATAGGCCGCGCGACGATTCGCGCAGTGATCTTCCTGGCAATGCTTGGCACGATCATCGGCTTGCTCGCTGCAGGTTGCGGGAAGAAGCAGCTTCCAGACGAGGAGGAGCCGCCGATCGTTGAGACAAACACGGCGCCCATTGCACATGCGGCGTTCATCCCCGGCGATCCGAGCTTCGTGTCGGGCGATCTCGTGCGGTTTGACCTGAGGTATCGCGAGCATGGATGCGACTCGGGCGGCGCACCGACCTGGGCGACGGGCGCATGGGATCCGGATGGCGATCCGCTTGAGTACCGCGTGACGTGTGAGTGGAGCGTGTACACGGCGACCTATGAGAAGGTCAACGACCAGTGGATTACGTTCCCGGAAGACGATCGCGGCGAGCAGCTTGCGCTGGTGACAATCATCATCGGCTGGCAAGGCGAGATCCCGCCGTATCCGTTCGGCACGCAAGACGAGGAACCGAACCTGGCGGCGATGGGCTGTGATCCTGGAGTGCAACAGACACCGTTCACCTATGCCGTGCGAGACGGACGCGGGGGGATGACGAGCTACACGGTTGTCTTGGGCGGTTCCTGATGGCGCGGCTGGGTGAATCATGAGGCGCGTGCTGTTGGGGGCTGACCTTCATGCCGGCCACGCCAAGGCAACGACGCTGCCTCCCTGGCAGTGGCCTACCGTTGGCGGGACAGAGCGCCGCAACCGTGCCGGCGAAGTCCAGCTAGAGTCCGAAGAGAAGCTCCGGGAGATCATCAAGGCCGAGCAGCCATTCGATGCTGCGGTATGGGCTGGCGACATGATCCATGGCCGGATGCCCGACGCGCTGATGACTACGATGGACCGCGACGAGCAAGTTGAGCAAGCAGCGGCCATCGTCAACCTCGTTGGCGCGTCCGAGAATCTCATCATCGCGGGGACGCCACGCCATACCGGCGACATCGAGAAATGGGAGCGCGTACTGGCTGCGTCGGTAAGCGCCAAGTTTGGCTCGCGGGTCTTCTTCGAGATCGAGGGCGTCAAGTTCGTTGCGCGGCACAAGGTAGGCCGATCGCGGATCCCTCACGGCAAGGCGACGCCGGTGATGCGCCAGGCGATCTGGAATGAACTGAATGCCGCGCGCGAGAGAGAGCCGAAGGCGGACGTACTCCTGTTTGGCCACGTCCACTATCACCTCATTGTTGAGGTCCCGGAATGGACTGCAATGACCCTGCCGGCGCTCTGTTGCCGGACAGAGTTCGCAGACGAGAACTCCGAAGGCGACGCGCACTGGGGAGTGGTCGTGATGGACATCGAGGACGGACGTATCGTCGACCGGCGGTCACACACCATGGTCATCCGATCGGATGTTCCGGAGGTACTACACCTATGCCAAGCCAAGTGAAGCATGGAGAGATCCGGATCCAGGCACTAGACGAGCTCGCGGGGCAGCCATATCGCCGGAAGTCTGGATACACCGAAGAGATGGACGCGGCCCTCATGGAGTACGGCTCGAAGGTGCAGGGCTCGCAGTTGAGCTGGACGGCAATCGCGGCGGCGTTCAACAAGCAGTTCGGAGTCCAAAAGAGCCGGGCTGCTTGGGAGAAGCGCTATCGCCGACTCCGTGAGGCTACTGAGGTGATTGGGCCATAGACCACGAGTGGGAGTTCCGCGACGTAGGCGACACTGACCGCATCATCAACGCGGCCGAGTGTGCCATGAAGGTAGACCACGAGGGCTCGATCCTCGTCGGGCCGCAGTACGGATGGGTTGTGCGATTCATCGAAGTCGTGCCGAACGAGGAGAGCGACGGGGTGCTCGTGACGGTCTATATGGATCGGCCGCTCAAGGTCACGGCGACAGTGCTTGCGAATGGGACGGTGATAGAGTGGTAGTGGGAGCACCGCCGGCTCGGCTGATTGCAGCTATTGTCTGTCAGTGGTTGGAGGCGGGCTATGTTTCGACCAAGCCGCACGCGGGACAGCAGGGGGGATGGATGTTAGCCAACCTTGGCTATAGCCTGATCCGGCTACTGAGCGGGGTTTGAAATGGCGGGTGCAGGTCAACTCCCGGTGGACAATTGTGCTGTGACATTGCCCGGCCGCGATCGGGGCTATGTGTTCCAGATCCATGCGCGACGTGGTTGACGGCAAGCCGGGCGCATCGATGTACGCGACGCGCGTACAAGTTGAGGAAGCGTACAAAGACGGCTTCCCTGAGATGCTGATCTTGGCGTTGGGCGCGGACCAAGACTGGGTACGATCGTACCGGGATCGGGTACAGATCGGGCGGCGGAATGAGAGTAGCCTGGCTGCAGCGGTTCTTGACAGCGTGGACTAGATAGCATACACTAGCCTCACAGGACGAGCCATGACAACGGCCCCTGGCATTGCGCCAGGGGCTTTTGCATTGGCAGAAGGCGGTCAGGCATGGGTCTACTCAAAACCTTGGAGCAGGGCCTTGCTGTCGAGAAGGAAAGCCAGATCTGGCCCCATCTAGCCACGTACTACGGCCCGAGCGTTGCGCACACGAGCCAGTCAAGGGATCTCGTGCAAGCGTATCGGGTCCATCCGTGGATCTATGCGGGCCTTGATGCCATCGGCAAGGCGGCAGCGAGCGTCCCGCTTGTCGCGTTGAAGATGAAACAGCGCCCGACGCGAACGATCAAGGCATTCAAAGCGCAAGAGCGGCTAGGCTGGGAGAAGCTGCTCGAGAAGTACGCCGAAGACGAGGGCGCGGAACTCGTTGACCATCCGGCGCTTGGCCTGCTCTACAAACCACTGCCGGGCGAGAACGTGACAAGCCATGACCTGCTCTATGCAGTCGTCATCTACCTCGGAACGGATGGCAACGCTTTCATCGAGAAGTGCTATCCATCGGAGAACGCGAAGGAGCCCAACGGCCTATGGCCGTTCATCGACCCGCGGAGCGTGTATGTCATGCCGGGAGAGGAGCGGCTCGTCAAGGGCTACGTGTGGCGCAAGTCTACGGGCTACGTGGCGTTTGAAGCGGATCAGTTCATCCACTTCAAGACGTTCAACCCGGAGAATCCGTACTACGGGCTATCGCCGACGGAAGTGCTGAAGCAGAGCCTCATTGCGGATGTGCGGGCGATGGACTGGAACCGGATGTTCTTCGAGAACTCGGCGATTCCTAGCGGCTACCTGACGACTGAGAAGCACCTAGAGAAGCCGAACGCGAAGATGATCCGAGAGCTTTGGGAAGAGCAGCACATGGGGCGCCAGCGGTCGCATCGGACGGCGGTCCTCGCGGATGGAACGAAGTATGAGTATCTCGACCGCTCGCACAAGGACATGGAGTTTCTCAGCCTCCGTGAGTGGACGCGCGATGAGGTGCTCGCCGTGCTGGGTGTGCCGCCGATTCTGGTCGGACTGCGCGAGGGAGCGAACAAGGCGATCTCCCAGACTGAGCGGCGGATGTTCTGGGAGAACACGGTCCTGCCGTGGTGTGACAAGATCGAGGCAGTGCTAGATCACGCGCTAGTCCCCGAGGAGAACATCCGGTTGATGTTCGATGTGTCAGCAATCGAGGCACTGCAAGAGGACGTCGAGCGCAAGGCGCGGATCTGGCGCATTCGCAAGGACCTCCCGAACAAGATCGATGAGATCCGGGTAGCGTGGGATCAAGAGCCGATCGGAGGCGTCCTCGGCGAGACGGTGCTGATTCCGCGCACGTTCGTGGCGATGGACCCACAGGGGAACACCGTTGACCTCATGGACAACAGCGGGAATGAAGTCCGCACGCTCGGAACGGGTAGACGCGTTGTAAAGGACGTAGCAGACGACATCGGTGCACTGATGCCTCCGCCTGAGACGGCAGTACTCGAAGAGGTCTGCGAGGAGTACATGCCCGACATCGCAGTGTCGGGCGCAGGGCGCGGCGTGGACATCGTGACGGGGCTTGGGGTGACGGTTCCGCCTGACTGGGAGCAGGTGTTCAACTTCCAGGACGAGATTCAGCGATGGCTTGATTCAGAACTGGGCGAGCGCGTTGCGGACATGGATGGATGGACGCGGACACGCGGGGCACGCGTCATTCGCGAAGGCATAGATCAGGGCAAAGGCGCGAGGGCCATCGCGGCGGATCTCCGGCGTGAGTTTAGGGACATGAGCCGTACTCGTGCGCTGACCATCGCGCGCACAGAAGGCGGCAAGGCAGTGAGCTTCGGGCAGCACAAGCTCTATTCGGACGTGAAGGTAGAGCAGCATTGGTGGCAGGCGACGTTGTTCCATACGCGTACTTCTCACATCCGGGCGCACGATGCCTATTCCAAGGGCAATGCGATTCCGATTGACGATCCGTTTGAGTTCATGGGCATGGACGGCGGGACTGTCGCGACGCTTGCCCCGCGAATGACGGGAATCGGCGCGGAGGACATCAACTGCTACTGTGAAGAGATCCCACATATGCCGGGGAGGAAGGGGTTTACCACATACAAGGCGCTCGGCGTGCTGGGCTTCGAGGACTGGATGAAGGGCCTAGAGCAGGGAGACGAGTTCAAGCGATTCCAGGGCGCTCTGGCGGCCTACTTCGAGCACGAGGCCGAGCGGTACGTCGAGCACCTGATGCAGATATACGGATAGCGGTCAGGCGAAACATGGGGGTGAAAGAGATGAAGAGAGCACTTGTCCTCGCGCTGGGAGTAGTCTTGCTGGCGGCGGCGTCTTCGTTTGCCATCAGTACTTCGGACTATCACATCTGGCGCGTGGCACCAGACGGGTCTACCTGCATCTGGGGCATTACGAGCACGGGGCGGATGGACCTAGTAGGCGGGGCGCAACTTGACAACACAACGGCGAGCACGCTGACGATCACAGAGACGAACATCAGCCTAGTCGGCGTGGTGTCGTTCACTGGGGCATCAGCATTCTACGGATCGAGCCAGACGTTCGGCTATGATTCCGGGGCATACATCAGGTTCGCAGTATCGGACACAACTGGCGTGCTGGCGATTACGCACGCTGGGAGTGCGCCGGCGACCTCATGGACGAACGGAACATCACTGAGCTTCTACACGCCGAGCTACACGATTGGCTACGACGCTGGGGCGTACCTGAAGTTCGCGGTGACAGACACGACCGGCGTTCTGGCGATCACTCAGGCTGGATCAGGCGAGGCGACTACGTGGACGAATGACACGTCGCTCGCATTCTACACACCGTCCTACTACGTCGGCTACGACGCTGACTCGTGGATGAAGATCTCAGTTGCTGATACGACCGGCAATGTGACGATCACGCAGACGGGTTCGAGCAAGGCGCTTACCTGGACGGCTGGTGGTGGGTTCGATTTCGTTGGGGCGGCCGCACTGGACGCAACGACTGTCACGTCCCTTACAGACGGCACGGCTACGTTGACCAGCGGCGACTTGACGGGGCTGACAAGCCTGGGGATTACAGGCGATACCACTCAGACAGGGTCGGTCACCTTGATCGGTGCAGGCGGCGACCTGACCGTCGGGGACGATGCCGATGTCACGGGCGATCTTGACGTGGACGGGATAACCAATCTTGACGTGGTTGACATCGATGACGCGGTGAACATCGCGGGGGCTCTGACGCATGTTGGGGCAGTCTATCGAACAGGCAATACATCGCAGACTGGGTCGATCACGCTTCTAGGCACTGGCGGGGACCTCACGGTAGCAGACGATGCGTCCATCCAGGACCTGACGGTGACGACTACGGCCACCTTTGCCGGCGCAACGATTGCGAATCTTGGTTCGGTCACTACAGCGGACATCAACGGCGGGACGGTCGACGGCGCGACAATCGGCGCAGGATCTGCCGGGGCTGGCACGTTCACAACGATGACCTGCCAGACGGGCAGCATCACCTACGCAACGATTGGCGGCGGCTACGGCGCGACGGGAGTCACGGTGTCGGCGGCTGGCGTGATTCAGGCTAACGGGGCGATCACGACAGACGGATCCCTGACGGCCGACAGTGCAGCGATCGGCGGTGGCTACGGCTCGACCGGCGTCTCGCTTTCCACGGCAGGTGTCATCCAAGCAAACGGCGCGATCACGAGCGACGGCGCGGTTACTGGTGGTTCTCTGACTGACGGTACTGCGACGGTCACCGGTGGGAACATCTCATCGACGGCCGGGACGATCTCGCTGACGACCAACTCGCTTGACGAACGGTTCATGGTGTTCGGCATTGGCTACAACACCGATGCGCAGACGCCGTCGGTGAATGGCCTTGAGGTGCTCGGCGGCGGTATGCCACTGACTTGTGCTGGCCTTGACGGTGGCGCGGCTTCTGTCGGATCTACTGAGGGCTACGTGTCGATTGGCGATGCGGCGGACTACTGTCGATTCGCAATCCCGCTGCCTCCGCTGTGGCTCGACAACGGGCAGACCGGCTCGCTGGTTCTCCAGTTCAACGTCCACGAGCAAACCAACGAGGAATGCAACATGGACGTGCGGCTGTTCGAGTACGGCAACACCACGGCGATCCTTACCGACACGCTGGCTGTTCCCGATACCACGGCGCGAGGGTGGGCCAGCCTTGTGACCAACAGCACGGGCATTGGCCAGGATACGGACCTCACCGGCGACGATACCTACCTGATCGTCGAGCTGACCTCTACGGCGGACACGGATGACTTCTACCTCTACGGAGTGCGTTGGAACTACGACGTAGGCGTGGTGAACACGCAGTAGCCATGAAGCTTAAGTGCGAGCAGTGCGGAATGGTCGTGAAATCGTGGGCGCGTGAGTGTCCCCGCTGCGGCGGGCGGCTCGTGCGATCCAAGGCGGTCAAGCGGAAGGGGGGACCATGCGCATCACCGAAGTCAGGGTGAAGGGCGAAGCCGAGCATCAGGTGGTCCCCCGCGAAGAGCTCGGGCGCTTGCTTGAGGCTGGGCAGGTTGACGGCGTGTTCAAGTATGGGCTGGCTGCACGGGATGAGCCGCAAGGCGAAGTGAAGGCGGTTCACACGCTGGACTACGCCGGGCTGAAATCCGATCGGCCCACAGCGTCGAGCGTCATCACTTCGGCCAATGTCGATCGTGATGGCGACGTGGTACAGACAGGCGGGATGCTCGTCGAGCACTACCTGAAGAATCCGGTTGTGCTACCGATGCACATGCACGACTTCCCTGTCGGATTGGCCGAGAAGCTGAAGGTCCTCAAGAACTCAGCATGGGCGCAGTGGCAGTGGCTCGTTGACCTGCCGGATTCCCTCGCAGCCAAGTATCAGGCGTGGTGGGATGCGAATGCGATCAATGCCACGTCGATCGGCTTCCTTCCGATCAAGTGGGGGCCGACGAAGGAAGGATACGAGGGCTGGGTCTACGAAGAGTGGGAGCTGCTCGAGTTCTCGCCTGTAGTCATCCCGAGCAACCGAGATGCCGTGCGATCGCTTGAGGCGTTCGGCGAGATGGTGATGGCCGGCCCGAGTCCGGTCATGAAGTCGCTGTGGGTTGCTGGTGAGTCTCAGGGGCGGCCGAAGCAGGTGGCAGTGCCGTCGACGACCTTCAAGGACGAGCGCGGCAACACGGTCACGATCACGATTGGGGAGAACCTGGTCAAGATCGAGGACGAGCCCGGTGATGACGGTATGTCTGCGACCGCAGACAAGGGCGTTATCACCTACGCCCGAGCCCATCCTGACGGCACGCCGAAGGCCGATCCCGGCACTGAGTGGGACAACGGCAAGGAGCGCGCGCCTGCGGACATCGACGATCTCAAGGTCATGTGTGCGTGGGTTGACTCGGAGGAGCCGGACAACAAGGGCTCGTACAAGTTCGCTCACCATCATCAGGACGGCAAGGCGGTCAACAAGCGGGCGTGCTCGGCGGCGATCGGTGTGCTCAACGGCGGTCGTGGCGGGACGAACATCCCCGAGGGAGATCGGAAGGGTGTATACGCGCACGTGCGCAAACACCTGGTCGATGACTTCGGGGTTGATCCCGATGACGTGCCCGAGCTGAAAGACGCAAAGGGCCTCGCATCCTTGGATGAGATCCGCCTGGCTCATGTAGCAGGCGCGCTCACGGCGGACGAAGCCTATGAAGAGATAGAAGGATTGGTCGCTGGCCTGGAGATCGAACTCCGGTCGGCGGTAGAGGCGGAAGCGAAGGCAATAGAGGCCGCCGAAATGTGGCGCGGTAGAGCACGCGAGCTGGCGGCGAAGGTGATCCGATCGAAAGGCGGTCAGGCCTTTGGGGGTGAAAGAGATGGACCAAGAGCAGTTGACGACTGAGCTGACAGAAGAGCAGCTCGATGCGCTTGCCGTCCAGGTCGCCAGCAAGCTACTGGATAGCGGGGCGGATAGCGCAGAGACGGAGGACGGGAAGACCGTCCAGAGGGCGGATTCAATTCCGGCGCAGGTGAAGGCGGTCGATCCTGCGCAGGCGGGTGAGAAGCAGCCGGAGCAGAAGTTCGCGGCACCAGCAGTTCATCCGCAGCCGGAGCGCAAGCTGGAATCGTTCAGCATCGCGGCGGCGATTCGCGGGAAGATCTACGGTGATTGGCGTGGAGCGGAACTTGAGCGCGAATGGTGCCGGGCGAATCCTTCTTATGGCGTAGAGAAGGCAACGCTAGATTCGGCCGATGATCTGTACGGTGGGTTCCTTGTCCCGAGCGTGACGGCAAGCGGCATCATCTCGATGGTCAAGGCGAAGGCGCAGTTCTACGCTGCGGGCGCGACGGTCATCCAGAACGCGCCGTACCACTTCATGCTGAACACTCAGGAGTCGGCGTCTAGTGGCTACTGGATTGGGATGGAGGCACAGCCGGGTGCGATCACCGCGTCCGATCTGACATTCGGTCAAGTCGAGATGCGACTGCGCCGATGTGCTGGGCGTGTCGTGATCGACGAGGACCTGCTTCGGGCGTCGAACGAGGCGGTTGAGTCGTTGGTTCGGCAGGATCTGGCTGAGCAAATTGCACTGGCAGAGGACGCAGCTTTCTACGATGGCACGGGCGGTACGCAGCCGCTTGGTCTTCTGAACTGGCCGGGTATCTCGTCCTACACGACGGACAACTCGGGCAGCAAGATCACCGGCGATTTGCTGCTGACGCGCAAGGCGAACATCGAAGGCCGCAACGGCGATTACAGCGGGTGGATGACGCATCCGACGCAGATAGATCTGATCCGCAAGCTGAAGACAGGCGATTCCGAGTACATCTTGATCCCGAGCTTCTGGGAAGGCGAGAAGAAGATGATTCTTGGGATGAACTACTACGCCTCGACGCAGTACGACAACGACAAGATCATCCTCGGGAACTTCAGCGATTGTGTGATTGCCGAGGGTGGCGGAATCGAGATTCGGGTGCTGAAGGACGGCTCCTACGGCGAGAAGCTCCAGCACGGCATCATTGGCGTGCATCGGGTGGACTTCGCGCTTCGCCGGACAGTCAACTTCGACATCATCTCGAATCTGGCGACTTCGTAGGGGAGGTGACATAGATGCCCCGAATGAGCTTTGACGACAACTTCTACACTCGGGAACTGTTCCGGGCGAAGACCTACACGGACACGGGCGGAGCGAAAGAGCAGACGACCGGCTGGACATCGATTGACAACTGCCGTGATGGCGGACTCATTATCGACGTTTCGGGCCTGAGCTCTGAGACGTTGACGGTACAACTTCTGACGGCAAAGGACACGAGCGGCACGAGTTCGACGGATGCCCTGTCTTCGGACCAGGCGATCACGACTGACGGCGTGCATACCTACGAGCTGCAGGATCTCTACCCCTACGTAGCGCTCCAGTACGACATGGGGGCGGCGGAGGCTTGCGACTTCGCGGCGGTGCTAGTTGGCTTCAACCGGCCCGTGAGGCCGAACACGGCGAGCTAGTCATGGCCTGGCCTACGGCGAGCGACGTAGCAACGCGGGCAGGGGCGACCCTGTCGAGCGCCGAGTGGACGACTACAGCGGCAGTATCGTCGCTGCTGACGAATGCGAAGGCGCTCGCAGCGGCCCATTGCGGCCGCGATCCGCGCTACGGCTTTGACGAGGCCAGCGTGACAGAGAAGCTAGACGGGGGGTGTTTGACCATCCCGGTCATCCACCCCCCAATCCAGGGGTCAGCAACGGTCGTGTGGGATACGGACACGCTGAGTGAGTCAAACGAGGAGTTCTACGCCTACGATGACTACATCCGGATCGTCGAATCGGACAAGGACGACCTAGAGCCAGCGACCGTGCGGCCGAGATACCGGAAGTATGTGACGCTGACCTACACGGGTGGGTTCTCGGATTCGACATCCGGCGCCCGGGCGATCCCGACGGAGTTGAAGGACGTCGTGTTGGAGATGGCGACGCGGGCGTTGATGAAGATCGACCAGCAATACCGCCAGGATGGGAACCCAAAGAAGCTGCAAGTCGGTGAGTACAACGTGACGTGGAAGGAAGACGACGTGCTCTTCTCTGACCTGTTGCGGCGGCTCGACCGGCTCGGCGGGTCGGTGAACGTATTCGCGGGGGCCATCGCGTGAGTTGGCTGAATCAGGTCTGCGACCTCTACCGAAACGTTGAGGTCGAGGGCAGCTTCGGAGTGACCGATTCACTAACGCTCTCAGCGGCGGATGTGAAGTGCCGGGTGCTCTCGGGGTCCTACTTCCGAAGAGAGCGGCTGGAGATTGAGGCGGGCGGGGAAGCGGAAGTGGCGACACACACGTTTCTGTTCCGCCCAAGCGAGACGATCGACGAGGGCTATTACGTGTCCTACGGGTCGAGTTTGTACAAGGTGCTGAGTGTGGTGAATCCTGACGAGACGGGGCATCACCTTGAGGTCCACACGGTGCATGTGAGGGGGCTGACGTGAGTGTAACGATCAACACGAAGGCCTTCGAGAGAATGGCCCGGGACGCTGTGATGGAGAAGCTGCGCGATTGCTGTGTCCTGGCTGTTGCGACAGCCAAGGAAAACATGGAACGCACGGGAGAACCGTCGAAGGCATATGAGTACCCGCATGTAGATACCGCGACACTGAAAGGGCGCATCACGTTCAAACTAGATGGGAACCGCCTTACGGGATATTGGGGTGTTCTTAGCATGACGGCTGGCGGAAAGAAGCTCATCTATGCGAAGCATCTGGAAACAGGGACCGAAAACATGGACCCGCGCCCATGGATCACGCTGACAAAGGATGAATGCTGGGATCGCTGGCAGAAGATCCTTGGTGTGGACCTGAAGTACACCCAAGGACGGACAGGCGGTGCATTCTTTGGGGGCGAGGAGTGATGGGCTGGCAGGCGCAGCTTGCATGGCACGTCAAGAATACGCTGGCCACGGACTCCGCAACGTCGGCGCTGGTGGCAGATGGGAGTCTGAGCGGCGTGTACCTGCGCGGCGAGATACCAGACAGCCCGAGCTATCCGTACATCGTGATCGACTGCCCACTGTCGAATCGCGAGGACTACTTGATCGGCGTGACGGGCAACAGCGCCGTAGCAGTGCGGTTCCCGAGCTTGCAGGTGAGTTGGTTCGCGGCGACCTACGCGAGCTACTTGGCGGTAGGCGAGGCGGTAGAGGGCGCACTAGACGGCGCGGAGTTGACGCTGGCAGGTGTGAGCAAGGTCCGGCTAGACGGGCTACTTGGGCCGGCGCATGAGTTCCACGACATCAAGGGCGCGGGGTATCACCAGGGGTTCAAGCGATACAAGACGGTGATCTAGGAGAAAGGCGGTCAGGCCATGTTGGTAATCGGGATCGGAACAGGGCGTTGTGGCACGGTGTCTCTTGCTCGCCTGCTGAACAAGCAGGACGGCTGCAAGGTGACGCATGAAGCCGAGCCGCTCATGCCTTGGCTGAAGGAGGAAGCGACTCAGGAGGAGCGAGAGATTCTGCGCCGGGTCTACGGTCTTGAAGATCCGATGCAGCCGTATCGCATTCACGCCGAGCGGTTCAAGGAGCGGCTGAAGACGCATCGGCTTGTTGGCGATGTTGCGAGCTTCTGGCTGCCCTACCTCGACAACATCGCGGAGGACTTCCCCGACTTCAAGGTCATTGCGCTGATCCGCGCAGACAAGCAGGCGTTCGTCGAGTCGTTCGTGAAGAAGACGGGCGGCGAGGATGGGGTCAACCACTGGATCGACCACGACGGGACGAAGTGGCAGCGAAACATCTGGTCGATGATCCATCCGTCCTACGATGCGGAGACCAAGCGCGAGGCGTTGGGCCGCTACTACGACGACTACAACCGCGCGATCATGGAGATGGCCAAGGAGCATGACAACGTACTGGTCGTGCGAATGGAGGATCTGAGTAGCCACGAAGAGCAGGATCGGATCTTCGCATTCCTCGGGATTGAATCCTACGACTACGACGACGCGCATTACAACGTAGGCCCGAGCGACGTTGCTGGCGCGAATCCCGTGCGCGAAGACGCTGAAGGCAACAGCTACGAGCTTGTCCGCGATGAGTCCGGGCGATTGACGAAGCGTGCGCCGGCAGGAGACGTGGCGCAGGTTCACGTCTCTGAGAAGCTCGTTGGGGCGACGGCGGGGGATGTGCTCGACAAGCCGCGCATCTTCATCGCCATGCCGAACAAGGTGGACATCGCGTGGCCGACGGCCAAGCGGCTATTCGAGTGGGGCGAGTCAGGAAAGTACGTCCTGCATGTATACGGACCGATGAACGTCGTGCCTCATCACCGCGCACGGAACGTCTGCCACCGGGAGTTCGTGCAGACACAAGAGCGGCTGAGGGGCAAGGGCATCCGTCCGTTTACGCACATGCTGTGGGTCGATTCGGATACGGAGCCGCCGGAGGACGCCATCGATGTACTTCTGCGACACGACAAGGACATCTGTGGCTTCCTCGTTCAGGCATGGAAGGATCATGGGCCGATGCACATTGCCCTCAACTGGAATGAGAAGGCGAATGGGTACTCACCGCACTACCGCGAGCCGAACAGCCCGGGGGTTCAGAGGGTAGACATTGCGAGCCTAGCCTGTTGCTTGGTCAAGGCAGAAGTAATGGAAGCCATGCCGCATGGAGTGTTTGCATGGGAGGAAACCGACGAATGGGGCACGAAGGGCTGGGGCGAGGACTTCGTGTTCTTCCGCAAGGCGAAGGACTTGGGCTTTGAAACCTACGTGGACTACACGGCGTTGTGTAGGCACTACGTGAGGATTGACATAGCAGACGCGAACAAGCTGCTTGCAGATGTTGGGCGGAAGCAATTCCAGAACGGCGTCGCAAGCGTAGGCGAAGAGATGAAGGCGAGCTTGCTCAGTCACTTGGAGCAGGCGACACACACATGGCGGTCAGGCATGGGGGTGAGGAAAGATGGCGAATAGGAAGGGGTATCTCGGGTACGTAGAGTTCTCGGGAACGCAGGTGCAGACTCGCGGCGAAGTCCGTGTCGGCCGCACGCGAAATCAGATCGAGTTCACGTGCATCGGTGACGGCAACGTGCCGTACAGGGTCTTTGAAGGCGGCATGTACGATCCGATTCGGATGACACTGCCGGTGCTGTGGGATGCGACCAACGTGGCGATCGTTGCTGCACAGTCGTGCATGACCAACGACACCTCGAAACTGCTCACGATCAAGGATACAGCGAGCGGAACGACTCTCCTTTCCGGCAGTGCGCTGTGCGAGGCGATCGAGTGGGGTGCCTCGATGGATGACGTGCAGACGGTCAACATCACGTGGCTCTTCTACGGTACGCCGAGCACGGTCGGGCTGTAGTGAGGGGGTGAGGGCAGATGGCGACGAAGAAAGGCTATCTCGCCGTCCTCTGGAAGGCGAAGGACGTTCAGATCTCTTCGCAGACGACGTATCAGCTCATGCGCGATTCCGACTTGGAGTTGAGCAACTGGCCGGTGATTCTCGCAAGCAAGGCCGATGACAAAGAGGCGCTCAAGCTACACGATGCAGACGGCGGATTCACCAAGGATCTGCTTGGGGCGGTCGTTCACAACACAAGCGATGCGACCTATGCGACAGTCGCAGCCGTTGTAGACAGCGGCGAGCTAACACTCGACGCAGACATCATGGACACGAACGAGTCCTATGAGATCTACTTCTGGACGCCGATTGTCGCGTCGGCTGGTGCCGGCGATACGGTAACGGTCGAAGCCCTGAAGGGCTGGAATGAGCGGTCCTACGGCGCGAAGGTCGTCAACAAGGCCTTGGGCGAATGTGGCCTCTACCAGGTTCGCACATTCGACACGTCGCTCACAGCGTCAGTGTCGGGCGTCGCTTCTGTGTGGGCCAAGCTACCCACGACGAATACGGGCACTCTGTACGTCGAGTTCCAGGATTCCAACGGAACAGCGTTGGCCTCTGCTCAGGATACGATCGAAGCGAACAACAAGTGGTACGGCGATGCGAAGTGGGGCTACTGGTCGCTCTTTACCGAAGCGCCCGCAACGACGCAGCGAGTCATGGTGAAGGTGACAACGAGTATCGGCGCCGGCTCGCAGACGAGCTACTTCGACAACCTCGAGTTCCGTTTCCTCGAGAAGCTGAACGGGGCACACGGAAACCTCGCCGTGTCAGAGCGCGTTGAGATGCGGGAGACGACGGAGTTCGGCGATGGGGCGTATCCCAAGCATACGCCAACGATGCACACGAAGGAGATCGGCCCGATCGAAACATGGTGGAACGGGTCGGATACCTATCCCGAGGTCGCAGAGGACGTCGAGACCTTCCTCGTGGCATTCACCCGCAAGGGGAATAGCTATGAGCGGTGGGAGTGTCCGTGCCGGATCAGCTCGGTCGAGCATGGCATTGAGCGAGACGGCATACAGACGCGCACAGTGACTCTGGTGCCTTCGGGGATTCCGGGATTCACGGAAGTGTAAGGGGGGAATCGTGAAGTCGAATCTGTTGCGGTCGTATGAGGCGGCACAGCAGAGCGAGCATTCAAAGTCCTTCGAGGTGGCGGGGGTGGCTGTTGAGCTCCCCCGCCTCTCGTTGGGGCGGCAGGCGAAGCTGGAGAAGATGGTCCGCGCGGCGCAGAAGGAACGCGGCGAGCGGATGGACTTCTCGCTCTCAACGCTGCGTAACACTGCTGCAGTCCGGTGGGCCGAGGCAGTAGACGAAGCCCACAAGAAGACTATCACAGAAGCCATTGAGCGCGGGATCGATATGGACATTCCTTTCAAGGACATGGATGAACGCGATGTTGAGTTCATCAAAACCCGGAGGCAGTCGAACATATACCTAACGTGGGGGTCCTACGCCAAGGAACTGTTCCCAGACTTCGACCGCGAACTGATGATGGACGCAATCGCCATGTCGCTACGACAAGCGCACGGCGGCGAGCAAGTCATTGACCCAGACAACGGCAAGCCGGCACTTGATAGCGCCGGCAACAAGATTCTACTCAATCGCGACTTCGTAGACCGCTGGCTTGCTGGCGACAACGGGAACTTGCTTGATGCGATGTTCCTGTCCGTGACAGGCCTTGTGAACATGAGGGATGGTGAGATTTCAGGGGAAGAGCCAGAGACGGCTAAAGAGTTCTTTGCTGAAGAGGCAGGTGGTGACACGGGGGAATCCGCGACCGAGCTGGAAGCGAACTCAACGTCCGAGAGTACGCCGGAATTGTAGCAGGCCTCAACCTCAAGGCGATCTTCGGCGTCGAGTTTGTGTGGGACCTGGACGACATCCAGTTCGGCTATGCGATAGATCTCGTGTGCGCCAAGGCCTCGCTAGAGCGCGCACAGAATCCAGCCGGCATGTATGGCGAGGACGGCATAGAAGTCATCCGCGCGGCGGCTCCTAGCCCGATGGTAGACGACGAGATCTGGCTCGATGCGGAGTGCAGGATGAAGGGGGTGCCGACAAGACACCCCTAGGAAGGCGGTCAGGCCATGGCACAAGGCGAAGCCCTTGGCACAGCTTACTTTGACCTCATGGCCCGCCAGCAGGGGCTCAATGCTGGCCTACTCGCGGCGGGAAACACGCTTCGCGGCTGGCATGGCCGCATGGCGAAGTTCGCCACGATCGCCATCGGCGTCGTCGGCATTGCTGCTGTAGTCAAGGGCCTCAACTCTGTCGTCAGTGCAGCCGCTAGCTTCGAGCAGGCGATGGCCGACGTGCGGGCCGTCACGCAGCCGACCGCCCAGCAATTCGAGCAGCTTGAGCAGACGGCCAAGGAACTCGGCAAGACGACCAAGTTCACCATGACAGACATCGCGGCCGGCATGGAGGCGCTGGGCCGCGCGGGATTCTCCACGACTGAGATCATCGGCTCAATGGCCGGCGTTGCCGACATGGCCGCCGCGGCGTCCATCTCCCTCGGCGAGGCGGCGGACATCGCGTCGAAGACCATCCGCGCGCTTGGCCTCGAAGCCTCTGAGAGCACGCGAGTTGCTGACGTTCTCGCCCAGGCGGCGGCCAGCTCTAACACGACGGTCACCATGCTTGGCGAATCCCTGAAGTACATCGCACCCATCGCGCGATCGGCCGGGTTCTCACTCGAGGAAACCGTGGCTGCTGTAGCGAAGCTCGGCGATGTTGGCATTCAAGGTTGTTACGACGACCAGACGGATGTGCTAACGCGCCGCGGATGGATCTCGTGGCAAGACGCGCGCATGGACGACGAGTTTGCCACATTGAATCCAGAGTCCAACGAGATTGAGTACCAGAGCCCGTCGCGGCTTGTGCGCTATCGGCACAATGGGTGCATGTATCAAGTGCGGAACCAATCAATTGACTTGTCTGTCACGCCAGATCACCGGATGTGGGTTATGGGACGCGGGCAAGAGGCCTATGAGGTTTTGACGGCCGAAGAAGTTGCTGGGCGGCAAGTACGCTATCAAACGGGCGCAATGGAATGGCGCGGCAATGATGCTGCTACGTATCGACTCCCAGGATTCCAGCAGTATCGCGGTAGTTGGGTGAAGGAAGTCTCCGCGCTTGAGGTCGACGCTGAGCTTTGGGCGGCATTTCTGGGGTGGTACATCTCAGAGGGGAGTTCGGATGTGCATCGCGGTAACTACCGCGTGAGGATCACTCAGCGCCCTGGGGATGTGCGCGACCGGATGCGCAGTGTTCTCGCCATGCTCCCGTGGGCTGTTGTTGAAAGCAAGGATGGCTTTTCGATCACCAATCAGCAGCTTTGGAATGAAGTTCGTCGGCTTGGGAAGGCTCATGAAAAGCGCATTCCACAGTACGCGAAGGAGTGGTCTCCGAGGTTGTTGCGGCTCCTGCTCGCGGCCTTGATTGAAGGAGACGGAGACCAAAACGGAGCATACTACACATCTTCCATCCAGCTTCGCGACGATGTTATGGAGACCGCGCTCAAGCTAGGGTTCTCTACATCAATATACCTGGTTGCGCGTGCTGGCCATGAGACGAATCTGGAATCAGAGGGGCGGCCGATCCGCGCTCGTTTTGACCAATGGAAGGTCAATATCCGCAAGCGATCGCACCCATGGTTCACGCCGAGTGAATACACGGGCGCACATGGTGCGAGACTAGATGGATCGCGCCACGAGGCGTTTGAGGGATGGGTTGAATACGACGGAGAGGTATTCTGTGCCGAAGTTCCAAACCACCTCCTCATTGTGCGGCGGAACGGGAAAGCCATTGTATCCGGCAACTCGATGGCCGGCACCTCCCTTCGCTTTGCCTTCTCCGAACTCATCGCTACGTCTGGTGACTTTGTAGACCAGCTACACGAGATGGGAGTGAGCCTCGCGGACATCACGGGGCCGGGCGGCGAGTTGCTGCAGTTCTCGGAGATTCTCGGAGTGCTCACAGAGCACGGAGCGACAACTGCTGAGGTCATCGCAATGGTCGGCAAGCGCGCCGGGCCGGCCCTCGCGGCGCTGATTCAGAACAACGATGGACTGCGCGAGATGGTGACACTGCTCGAGAACGCGAGTGGTGCCGCGCGGGAGATGGCCGAAGTTCGCCTGCAAACGCTCTCCGGCCAGCTCGAAGTCCTCCGAGGCTCGTGGGAGTTGCTCAAGGTCACGATCGGAGAGAAGGTCATCCCGATCCTCACTAGGCTTGTACAGGACACGCTAATCCCAACCGTCAACAGAGTTGTTGAGTGGGCTGAGGAGTCCGGGGCGCTGGAAACTGCGCTCGAAAGCCTTTTCAGCACCTTGGCCGGCTCCTTCGAGTGGGTGATCGGTAACTGGCGTCAGGTTGTAACGGGGCTCGAAGCCGTTGGGGCAGCCTTGGCGGCGATCGTTGTCTTCACGAACCCAATCCTCGCTCTCGTCTCTGCGCTTACCGCCCTCGGGATGGCGCTCGCTGGTGGGGGAATCGACAGGCCGGTTGCACAGGCAGAGCGAAGCCTGCAGGCGTTCGGCGCCCAACTCGACTACCTGCTGAATCTCGCTGTCGCGACAGGCAGCGAACAGCAGTTGGCCGGCGTTTTCGAGAGGATCCGGATCGCCATCCGAGAGGCCATTGAGGAGACCGAGGATCTAGACATCCAAGGCCGTAGGGCACTCTATCGGTTCTCCATTGCCCTGTTTGACCTTCAGAAGGAGGTCATGGACCTCCCGCTGGGAGAAGCCGTGGACGCGTGGAATGCTGGCCTGCGCGAACTCTTCGCGGATTGGGAGGGCATGTTCCCCGTCCTTGGCGACATCGAGACAGCCATGAGCCAGATGACAACGACCTGGGAGGCCGACCTCCTCAACCTACGGGCGACCATTGCCTTGATTACTGGCGACCTCGAAGAGATGACCGAGGAAGCAGAGGGAGCCGCGTCGGCCGTATTCAGCGGCATCACGTTCGGGGCTGGGGCGGCACCGGCAGGAACTGGACCGACTTTCGGTGCGCAGCCTCCGCAGGTCTTTACGTGGGGTGCCCCGCAACCGCCGGGTGAAGCACCGGGCGGAGCACCAGGCACGGCACCGGGCGCGGTGCCGAGTCCAGAGGATGCAGCGAGCGCCCTGGCGTGGGCTGACGCATTCGAGCAGCTTCGAGCGGCAATGGAGGAAGACCCAACGCAGGCTCTCGCCCCGCTTCAGGATTTCCTCGCAACGTATGGCGAGATCCCGGCGGCCCTGCTTTCCGGCGGAAGTGCCGCTCGTACATTGCTCGGCGACTTCGAGCAGCTCCAGCGCCTCGGCATGGAAGGGCTCGAAGACGAGATCGCCATACTGGAGGACATCCTCGGCCGCGTTGCTGCTGAAACCCAGACCTCCGCCGCGGATGTCTCTGCTTTGGCGGAAGCGCTTGGCGGACTCAACTTCGACGACCCGGTTGCCGCCCTTGGCGAGTTGTATCAACTGAGCCAGCAGTACAGCAAGCCAACAGAGATGGCGATGATCGGCGCGTCTCTGAGGCAGCTAGAGAGCTTTGTCGCCAACCTCGCTGCGCTGCCCGAGCAACTCCGCCCGGAGAACTGGCAGGCGATCGTCGACGCCTTCGACGAGCTACAGCGGTCCACGACTGCAGCGATTCAGGACGGAGAGCAGCTCGCGGGTTTCACCGTCGGCACGCTCCGAGACGTCTGGGACCAGCTTGAGGGAATGGGCACGCCGACAAGAGAGCTGGTCGACATGTTCGTCCGCTTCGCCGATGAACTGGGAGACAAGCCCGACTTGCTCAGAGAGATCCACAGCATCCTTGAGGGCGCACTCGTTGAGCAACGTGACTTGCTGGAGGCACAGAGGGACTTCGGCCAAGCGACTAGAGAGACAGAAAGCACGATCGCCTATCTCGAGCGAGCATTGGGGGTCACAAGCGACGCCGCGGCCGAGGCTGCATCCTCGATGCGTCAGGCCGCTAGTGCCGCCCAGACGCTCGCACAGAGCCTCCAGGCAAAGGCGATCTCCGAGGCCGGGACGATCTTCGATGAGATCGACCGAGTCATCGAAGAGCTGACTACGGGCACGCAGACGATCACAACCACGACGCACGCTCCCTTTGAAACGCGGGCGGGTATCCCAAAGGGCATCCCGGAGGAGGTGGCATACGAGGCCGAGCTTTCCATCGGCGAGATGGCGGAGCGTATCTCGGAGATCTCCGGCGCATCGGGCGTGCTGTCCATGCTGCGAGATGGCATGTGGCGCTTGGGCGCTGGCACAGGGGAGGCCGGGACAGCGATCGAAGAGCTCTACCAGCGCATCCAGCAATACACGAGCGGAATGAACCCCGAGGAGATCGCAGCCGAGATGCAGGCCGCTGAAGAGAAGGCCGCACGCGAGAAGGAGACGGCTGCACGCGAAGCGGAATCCCAGGCCAAGCAGGCACTCCGGGAACAAGAGCGGGCAGCTGAGGAAGCGCGCCGGGAACAGGAGCAGGCTGCGAAGGATGCGGCAACGGCCATGCTTGACGCATTCCGCGAGCAGTTCACAGCGCCCATCGCACAGGCGCTCGCTACCGGCGACTGGATGACAGCAGCAGAGGCAATTCGTCAGATGTCCGCTGACTTCCCGGCCCTGTCGGCTGAAGCGGAGACGGTCTCCGAAGTTCTCGCCGGCGTTGGGATGGCGGGACTCAATCAGGTTGACGTGCTCAACATGTTGACCGGCATGGAGGGCGACTTGCTGGGCGTCCTCGAGAAGCGAATCCAGCTCGCCGAACAGGCTGGCGAGTTTGACTTGGCGGAGGCCCTGAGGGCGGCCGCAGGGGAGGCCAAGGCATTCTTCGCGCCAGAGAAGACGTGGAAGGAGAAGGCGGCGGAGTGGCTTGACAAAGGATGGTCTGCGCTGATCCAAGAGGCAATTGGCGTCCTGCCCGAGAAAGTCAGCACGTTCGCTAGTGGCTTGTTCGACGTATTCAAGAAGGGACTTACCGATCCGCTTGCTGCGATCACGAGCGCGCTTGGCCTCGCGGGCTCTGTGCTTGACATGTTCGTTTCCGGCCTTGAGGAACGGCGGCGCGAGCTGCAGAAGGTGCTTGACTTCTACGTTTCATCGTTTGACCGAATCGCCGGCCTGCTCGGCGGCGGCGGCATCCTCGGCGCACTGGCGAACCTCGCGGTATCTGCGGTGAAGATGACGACGCTCGAGGGCGTGGACTTGCTGGTCGAAGGATTCAATGCCCTCCTCGGAGTAGTCGGCTCCCTCATCAGTTCGTTCACAAGCCTGATCCAAAAGAGCGCGGCCTATCAGGCAATCCAAGAGGAAGCCCGGCCAATCTGGCAGGCGTTCTACGACTTGATCGGCGAGTTCTTGTGGCCGATTGCCGCTGCAATCAAGGTGGTCCGTGAGTGGCTCGGCATCCAGAGCGATGTCAACGATGAAACGAGGGAGGCGCTACAGAACCTCAACGTCCCGATCGGCTGGAAGATGGAGCGGCTACGCTATGAAGCCATCCGACCCGGCGAACCACCGCCCTCCACAGGGGGCGGCGCAGAGATCGAAATCCCGCCGTGGGCCGAGCCGTTCGGCCAGGCACTCGGAGAGGCGATCATCGGCTTGCTCGAGGGCTTCGGGATCTCAAGCTGGACGGACATCCTTGAGGGCGTTCGCGAGAAAGCGTCGCGGCTCTGGTCGTGGATCACCTCGCGCCTTCCGGACATCATGGATGCGGCCGACCAGTCCATCCGCATCGTCGGGGACTTCCTCGAACGCAACGGGATCACGCTCGATGGGATCATCAGTTGGATCCAACGCGGGATCACATGGTTCATTGAGGAAGGCCCCGGGTGGATCGAGGACCTGACAGACTGGCTAGACCGCGTTGTGGACGCAATCGAAGCGGGCGCGGCCTGGCTGACAGAGAACCTCCCAACATGGAATGAACTCTCGGCGTCCATCGACAACTGGATCGACGAACTCGGCGGCCTGATGGACTTCGATGGCGTGAAGTCCGAGCTGTCTGGAATCGAGACGCAGATCGGGCTTTTGAAGCGCGCGCTTGTCTACGCCCTAGCAGTTGTTGGCGGCGCGATCGTCGGGGCGACCGCAGGGATCAATCCTGTCCGGTGGGGCGCGGCAGCACTTGGGGCTATCGGCGGCGGGCTGGCTGCCTTCCTCTTCGACCTCTTGTCGCCGGGCTTCCAACACGGAGGGGAGATCGGTGCCTTGCCGGGAATGCCGGCATTGCCGATCGGTGCTCCGGTAGCAGTCAAGGCGCATGTAGGAGAAACGATTGCGCCGATAGGGCGATCTCCCGCGTTCGCTGGGGCAGGGGCTGGCGGCATGGATGTCAAGGTCTATCTCGGTTCCGGGTTCTACCGCGAGTGTGCCGACTATATGGTCAAGGTGATCGACCGCAATGGGCGCGAATACGTTGGGAAGTCGCATTCCGCATCAGGTCTGACTAGGAGAATCGGGTGAGGTCCTTCACGAAGGCCACGAACAAGCAAGCGGTCTTGCTCAAGTTCGAGGTCGATCATACCGATGGAACGACTAGGAACATCGCCGATCGCGTCAGGCGAATCACCGTTGGCTCGGATGTCGATCGCAAGGATTGGTACTGCCGTGTCGACCTGACGAATCATCCGAACCTGAACTCGCTCGATCCGCTGGACTCTAGTTCGACTCTCAACAAGGATGGATCGAGCGTATACGACCCTCTGCTCGAACGGTCTCACGACGTGCGTGCCTACATCCGCAAGGACGCTGGCGACTCGTGGGAGCTTGCCTTTCAGGGCTATGCGCTAGGAGCGAGTTCACACACTGAGGTCGAGATGGACGACACGGTGTCGTTCGAGCCGTATGGCATTTCCTCTCGGTACAAGCGCGACCAGCGCATGAGCAAGTGGGTCTACGAAGGCCGGACCATCGCTGATCTCACCGCGTCGGTTCTGGCCGACTCAGAGTTCTCGGGGAACCTAGCCCACGTGGTCGTTGAGGACAATCCGAACTTCGCGATCGACACGTACGCGACGGGCGAGGTCACGACGTGGGAGGCGCTACAGAACGCGGTCCATCCGACAGGCTACGTCCTGGCCTGTCGGTACAAGGCAAACGCAACCGCATTCAACGATGGATCTGCGTTGTCAACAAGCGGGGAGGGATTCTATCCCGTCCTCTACGACCCGCTGCGCTACGGGACAGGTCTCAGCGCTGAGACAGCGTTGGTCCAGGCTGCTCGTGGAGTAGACGCCACGTTCACCGGGCAGTTCTCCGTTCGCGACGTTGAGGTGGGCATTGAGGACGTTCGGAACTTCATTCAACTCTACTACTACGACCGGACGATTGCCCGCACCAACAACATCATCGTTAGCGACTCGACCTCGCGCGACAACTATGGAATCCCGTCAGGCGGGACGGCGCGTAAGTACTGCAAGATGCGCCTTGTCGAGGAGCGAGGGTCCTGCATCGACACTGAGGGAGAGGCCGAGGACTATGCTTACGCCTGCCTTCATGACCTCATGGATCCAACGCCGGATGTGCGGATCACGATCCCCTATGTGTACCCGAATGCGGAGCCGCACGACTACATCCGCTTCGTGGGGAACGACTACACAATCGACGTTGGAGTCATGAGCGTTGAGTGGACATTCGACGTGGAGAACCAAGTAGGGCAGACCATCATCTCCGGCACGGTCAACAAGGTGATCGGCGAACGCGCGTACTGGCTCGGGCAGGACCTCACCGAAGAAGAGCGCCAGGCGCGGTATCAGGCGTGGTTGCTCGGCGCGATGGAAAAGCTGCCCACTCCGAGCGGTCTTCACCTTCGGACGTTCGTTACCCAGGGAGACGATGGAACGTGGGTGAGTGCCGTTCATGCGAGCTGGAATGCCTGCCGGTCATGGCAGTTTGACCATACGGACGTTTGGGCGTCGATCGGCAGGGAGGGGCGTTGGGGCTCTGCTCCGTATACGCAGACGCGCAAGAACTACGCAATGATCTCCCCTGTTCCGACAGGGGCTCAGGTTTGGGTGCGAGTGAAGCATATTCCGTGGAATCCGATAAACGATCAGGGTCGTGCGATGGGGGGATGAGATGGCACTGACGAAGGACAGAACCGAAATCATGTCGAGCGTGGCGGTCAGCAATTCAAGCTCTACGACACTCGGGCAATGCACCAAGGTGGACTGCACGAAGTTCGCGGAGTTGATCTGTGAAGCGGTCGTGCAGTTCCACGCATCGGCATCGGGCGACGTGCGAATCCATGCGCGGGCAAGCACGGAAGATACGACGGCTGCATGGTCGCAATGCGTTGACTACGGCGCTGACGAGACTGGGTATTTCGATGTGACTTGTGATGCAGGCAACACCGTGCGCAAGACGGTGCCACTGTGGAGCGATCCACTCTACCTCAAGTTCGTGGCGACGAACTACGACGACACAGTAGCCGCTACGGTCACGGTCGCGTATGTCGGCCAAGAGATCGACCCGACATAGGAGGCGAAGATGATTCCAGGCAAACTCCCAGGCGGCGGGATCAACCGGCTTGCCGATGTCGCTGTAGCATCTGCTTCGACTGGGCAGCTCCTCGTCTACAACAGCACTACCGGCAAGTGGGCGAATAGCTCGATCGTCACCGCTAACACGACGTTCCGCCGAGCAGACGACACGGTCGTGGTCGGAATCGACTGTGCGGTAGCTACGGACGACAAGTATGCCACGCTGAAGTTCCTGGATACCGCAGTCCAGAAGTACGGCATCAACTACCAGCAATCCACCGGCGACTTGTATATCTGGTCGTACACGGATTCTGAGTACGTGCTTCAGTTCGACGTGTCGGAAAGGGACCTGAAGTTGATCCCGAGTGGAGGCGGTTGTGTTGGTGTTGGGACATCGGCCTTCGGCGCAAACGCAGTAGGCGTTCTGACCATCAAGGCGGGGACACACCCAACGGCCGAGGCGGCTGATTGCTCGTCCTTCTTCGTTGAGGATGCAGGGGGCGCGGGCACGGCCTCCCCCTTTGCTATCGACGAGGAAGAGAATGAGGCGGAGTTGGCCCCGCACGTGTTCAAGCTCTTCGACCCGGACCCAAACGCGGTTTACCCGTGGTCGTTCTACGGGCGTAACGGCCTACTTGGAGTGGAGATCAACGTTGACATGTACGGGGCGATCCACGCGCTAGAGGAGATCACCGGCAAGCAGTTCATTCACACGGCAGAGATTCCGCGGAAGGTCGAATACGAGGACTGGCTTGCACTGAAACGCGAGCAGTTCGTCGTGCAGTGGATCGAGGAGAACACGGCCGAAGAGGAGGTCCCTGTCGAGAATGCTGTCGAGGAGCGGATTGTCGGCGGGAAAGGGAAGCGGCGGTATGAGCTGGTAGACGGCGTGGTTCATGAAGTCCATGACCGGAGTACAAAGCCAGCCCGGCGGCGCGTCCTGAAGGCAGGACACCGCTTCGACGAAGAGACCGGCAAGGCCTATCGCCTCGTCACGCCGACAAGGGAAGCGGCAGAAGCAGCCGCCAAGAAGGAGTTCCGGAAGGATCTCCCGAAGTGGCTCAAGGACCGGGTAAAGCATGGGTAACGACCGCATCACCGCACAGATGATCCACCTCCGTGCCTACCCCGACCAGTGGGCGTCGGACTTCTCTGTAGTGAAGACCATCACGGCGCTCGGTGATGTAACGCCGCCGGCCGCTGTGAGTGGACTGAGCGCGACAGCGAAGCAAGGCGCAATCCTGCTCACGTGGGACAACCCGTCCCTCAACCGAGACGGGTCTACACTGAGAGACCAGGACCGAGTTCGGCTCTACCGTAGTTCCGCTGCATCGATCAACATTGACAACTCGGCCACCTTCGACGACACAACGGACATCGGGTGGACCGAGCAGTACCGCGACGACGTAGGCGCGGGCATCACCAAGTATTACAAAGTCACCGCGTTCGATCGCACAAGGAATCAAAGCCTAGCCTCTAGCGAAGTTCATGCGACAGCCGGGGACGTCGACCCGACGACAGACATCCCGGACAATGCGAGCGGGCTTGTGTTCGATGACACAATCGGCACAGGCGGGGTGACTACAGGCGACGGGATGATTGCTGTTGTCTTCCAAGACCCGGCGACAACCTGGCGCAACTTCGATCACTACCAGCTATGGTATGCCGAGGACTCAGGCGGTGGCTACGGTGCGTGGACGGAGATCGCCCACGTCGAGCGGTGGGGGCACCTACTCCAAGACCTCGACACAACGCACGCGTTCAAGTTCAAGGCGATCATCGTCGCAACCGACGGGACGCCGAGCTCGATAGCTGACGAAGAGGACAACAGCGGTTCGGGCTTCACGCCGAATCAGGCGGACAACTCGAACATCACGGCCGTTGCTGTAGTGGCGAAGTACATCATCGCCATCAACGAGGTGCGTACTGCGCACCTCAAGGCCGGCACGATCACCGGCGACAAGATCTCAAGCACGACCACGATCACCGCTGGCACAGGCAACGACGTTGGCGTACTCGACGGCGCGGACGGGACGTATCGGATCTACGCTGGCCACGCAACGCCAGCGAGTGCTCCGTTCCGCGTAACGAAGGCCGGCGTTGCCTACATGACCGGCGCGGTGATCTCCGGCACGATCACCGTGACAGGCGGCCCGCTCCTCGGCCAGAGCGGCGGGGCGAACGTCCTTTACGACGCAGGGATGGAACAGGCGAGCACGCCCTACTGGGGAAGCAATGGCGCGCGCCAGGCAAGCGGAGGGAATCAGTCAAACGCGTGGTGGAAGATCACGCGGGCGGGTAGCAACGTCAACGACAACGCCCTCGACCACGACGGCGGCATTCGCTACATCGAGGTCAACCCCGGCGAGATCTGGGAGTTCGGCGGGGACATCAAGACGGACGGGGCCTGCACGGGGCGCATCCTCGTCCAGGCGCTCGACGCAGACAAGAGCAATGTCGGATGGGCGACCGTCTTGTCGCGGAACAACGCAGCATGGGGCTCCGAGTCGACGACGTACACAGTGGCCGCGACGGTCAAGTTCCTGAAGTTCTACCTGCAGGCGTACGACTCTGACGGCTGGGCCGGCTTCGACAACTGCTTCCTGCGTCGCGCGGATCTGGAGTGGTCCTACATCCAGAACGTCTCGATCGAGAACGCTGACATCGTGAGTATGACCTTCGACAAGATCACGGCTGCGACGAACACCGCAAGCCTCGTGATCGGCGGGGCGGGCTACCTCAAATCGTCGAACTACTCGGCAGGCTCGGCGGGGTTTATTGTCAATGGCGATGGGTCGGCCGAGTTCAACAACGTAACGGTCCGCGGAACGCTCGACTTCGCGCACATCACGAAGCAATCGCTGTCGGTATTGAACTCGGAGCTGGCGGGGGGCATTACATCCAACAAGATCACATCCGTGGATGCGGGTACAATCAGCGCCGGGACACTCACTTCTTGCGATATCCGCACAGCTGCAAGCGGAGCAAGGGCACAGCTTGATGCAGGCGGATTGTTCGAGGCCCATACGTTCACAATCTATGATGCGACAAGACAGCGTGTTTTCCTGGGGGCGGGAGCGCTTATACTTTACGATTCCGGCGGGACTGCCCAATCGCAGATCGTGGACAGCGATTCTGGCGCTAATGATTACATGGCCTTCTTCCGTTGTGACTCTACTACTGCCGGGAAGCCAGTATTGAAGTTGGATCAAGACGATATCTCAGAAGGGTTTATTGACTTCGTTGGTTCAGATCGAGGAGCGATCGATGAAGGGACTAGTTCCGTGAAGAGCGTCCGCGTAGAGGTGAACGGCGTTGTTGGCCGTATCGCGATCTATGCTGATGCGTAGGAATCCCCACTGATCTAGCCACCCATTCGGCGGCATCCACATCTGAGCAATGCCGACAGATGGATCGTTGATGTCCCTGTATTCGGGCTCAAGTGGGAGGATGTCCAGGGTGCCGCTTGAGAGCAAGTTGGCTGATTGAGCAAGCCACAGCCACGGCCCAAGCGCACACCACTGTTCTAGGTGAGCCGCCTCGTGGGCAACCATCTCAGTTCTGTGCAGCTCGGACGGAAGTGACTCATCGCAGATCATCACGTTGCCGTAGCACAGGCCACGGAAGAGATCGCGAGTATCCATCCAGCAAAGCCATGTGGGATGAACTGAGACGCTGAACCCCGACTCGGTGGTTTCCACGTGGGCACGCACATCGTAGAGCGACACATCCGCGCCGAAGATCAGCGCTCCGATGAGCGCAGCGGTTGACAGAACTGAGAGGAGCGGAAACTCGACTCTCATAGATTCTCACCATCGACCAGTATAAGCACGGCGGGCCAGATGTCAACCCCTCGCCGGCAGGGGTCTTGACAGCGAACAGGGAATGCCCTAGACTCCGTTGTGAGGGACGACCTCAGACACGAGGCCCCGGCTACGGTCGGGGCCTTGCGCGTCAAAGGAGGCGGTCAGGCCATGCCGAGCGGCAACCTCACACCCACGGAGCATTGGGAGCTGTCTGCACGCCAGGCCTCAATTGCTGCACTCCAACAGGAGCGGCAGGCCCTTCTCAACGAGAAGGCGTTCATTGAGACTAGGTATGGACAGATCGAGCAGCGCATCCAACTCATTCCCCAGGACCTCGCGACGGAAACGCTCATGCGCGATTCCGTTGTCAAGAAGATCGGGGAGCGCGTGGGTGCGCAAGGAGAGCAGAAGACGTGGCAGTTCAAACTAGGCAAGCAGCCGAAAGACAGTATGGTCACATGGGAGGGATCCGATGAGAAAGGCTCTGAAGGCAGTTCTGATTAGCGCGGCGGTAGTTGGGTTGTCGTTGGCGGCGTTCGCCGACCTGGGATTCTATGCAGACTCACGGCTTGACTTCGAGGTAGCTCCAGTTGGTTTCATCCCGGCACTCTCGCTTGAGCTTGGATGGGAGTCGCCGCGGTTCGCGGATGTACTGACCGAAGCATCGTCCATTGAGTTCGGCGTATCGATTGGCAATCCGAACGTGTGGGACTTCGCCGACGACTACGCGGCCACCTTTGAGGCCGACGTGGCATTCGGCGGGCTCGCGCTTGGCGGCACGTACGAGGTAACCGTAGACAGCAACCAACTGCGTCTCGGCCGGCTCGTGTTCGCTGGGTGGGCTGCGGACGTTGCTTTGGTATGGACGCCGGCGGCATA